GGCGTAACTGTTGTAATTACTACTAAAGCCCGCAGTGTTGGTGGTGTATCTAAAACTACAGCTTACAGCAACAACCGCCGCGCCATGCAGATGCGTATCCCTGTGCCGCTAAATGTTTCAAGTGTTGACCAACGTGGCTTTAAATACTACGTTGAATCATACTTTGGTGTTGCCGGTCTTGATGTAATTGAGACAACTGCTGGTCGTCATTTAACTGGTTTGTAATATAACAGGGCTGTAACAACGGCCCTGTAATTTTGGAGTTAGTGAAATGTCAAAAGATAAAACACAACAATCAGCACCTAAGCCGCGTAAGTTTAAAACAAATCATAACGGCGTGTGCTTTATTACCGATGAAGAATTTAAAGAAGATGAAGTGAAAGAGCTTTCTTCTGAACAGCTACAAATTAAAAACGTCAAGCACGCTCTTAATATTGGCTTGTTAATTGAGGTTGATTAATGACTTTGCTAGCAGACTTTAAGACTCGGTTTCCTGAGATTAATACAGCTCTAGCAGATACATTAGTTCCTATTTATGAGACTACGTATAACTGTTATTACGGCGGAAGCTACTTAGTTGACTGTGACAAGCAAGCCATTCTATTGTTAATGGCTCACCTTGTTACAACCGACCCAAGTTATACAGGCTCAGGAAGCGCAGCACCTTCACAAGCAGTTGCAAGCAAGTCAGTCGGCTCTGTGTCGGTATCTTACGTCGCAGGCTCAACAGGTAGTGACTTAAAAGCCTGGTTAAATAGCACACGATACGGTCAATTATCTTGATGATTGCAGGCAATAACAACGGGCCACAATTCTTATGAATCCGGCTGACTTTTTAGCTAGATCTAATCACCAATTAACAGCTATGCGAGAAATGAAAAAAAAGCATGTAGCTGTTGGTGTGCTTGCGAACTCTGCTACAAGCCGCGTCTATGAAGGCGGTGCAAACGTTTTACAGGTTGCCGCTGCTAATGAATTTGGCACAACTCGCATTCCTCAGCGTTCATTTTTAAAGATGCCGCAAGAATTAAAAGCGAGCGAGTTAAGCAAATTTATCAGAAAGCAAATGTTTAAAGTTTTAGAAGGCCGTCAAGTTGAACAAGGGTTAGGGTTAATCGGTACTTTTGCTGTAAACCTTTCACAAGATGCCTTTGCCAGCGCTGGATTTGGTAACTGGCCGGACATTGCCGAACGAAACAAAAGAAAACAAAGGCTCAAGCGCTCCACTTATCGACACTGGTACGCTTAAAAACTCAGTTACATACGAGGTGAGATAATGATACCTAACATGTCAGACACTCTCACAGAATGGGAGCAGCCAATAAAGCTAAAAACAACCTCTACTGCTACGGTTGATTTTGTGGAAACAAAAACGGTTGTAGTTGTAAATAAAAGAGCAATTGTTCAGGTTGCGGAAAAGCAAAAGCTAAATATTGGCTCGCTTGATTGGTCAAAAGCCTATAAATTAATACACTCTAAATTTCCAATTGATATAAATCAGTTTGTTGAATACTCAGGCAAAGACTTTAAGGTCGTATCATTAGAGAATTATGATGATTACGGTTATTACGCGGCAGTAGGTGAAGAGACTAAAAAAGACTTACTGGTGGCAACATGAGCCAGCCACATTTAATAGCTATTGCTAAATTTACCCGTGACCTACTTGTTTATAATGAGCAGTTAATTAAATTTGACCGTCAAAATATGCCGGAAAATGATTTTAATACTAGCTACATTATAGTTAACGGCTCAGGTGTAGCAACAAAGCAAAGCACCGGCGCTGTGTTTAATCCTACGTCAGAACAAATGCGATATAGTGAATCATTTACACAATCTGTTACAATAGAGTTCTACGGCGATGATGCATACACAAACGCACAAAAGTTTTCTTTATTGAATCCTAGCCAGCAAGCATTAGAGTTAAAAAAGTATTAGGCATTAGCATATCGCACATATCGACAGCGACAGATGTTAAGCAAATATTGGGTCATGCATACGGTAACAGAATGCATTTAACATTTAACGTAAATTATTGCCCTTCTATTGACGTGGCAACATTAAGAATTGACACAGCACAAATAACATTTAAAGAGGATAAATAAATTATGGCTAGCATTTCAAATGTCATTACAGTAGCGTTACTCGCCGAGGGCCAAGCAGCCGCAGCGGATAATATGAACGTTACTGCTATCATAACTGGGAATCAGGGCGTTTTATCTAGCGCCACCCGATTCGGAAAATATCGAACTGCTGCTAGTGTTGCCGCTGCTTATGGCGCGTCCTCTGCGGAATCATCTTTTGCAAACACCTTTTTTGCTACAAGTCCAAACCCTGTATCAGCGGGCGGCGTGTTAGTAATTGGTTACTGGCGAGCAGCGGAAGAAGTTGTTGCAGCGCAAGCGGCTAATCTTTTAAGTGAGCAAGCTACAGAAGCGGCTTTAGTGCCAATTATCAACGGCATCACAGACGGCTCTTTTACTATTACAGTGGATGGCGGCGCTGAGATTGACGCTACAGGCATTGACGGGACATCAGCAAGCACTCTTGATGATATTGTAGTATTGCTTAATGCGGCTATTACAGGCGCTACAGTAACGCAAAATAACGGTTACTTTAAAATTACAAGCGCAACAACTGGCGCGGCTTCTACCCTTACGTTCCTTGGCACATCAACGAGTGGTACAGACCTTAGCACAGTGCTAGGATTGTCAACTGAAACGGGCGCAGTATTAACCCAAGGTGCTGCTTCTGTAACATTGGCGGCAGAAACTAAGCTGGCCGGAATTACAGCAATCAAAGCAGCCGTTAATATTAAAGGCGCAATGTTTATTGATAATATTCTTGATGCAGACGTGCCTGGTTTAGCTACCTTTGCCGGTGCAAATTCAATGATTATTTACGAAACCTTTAGCGGGGATGCTTACTTAACTAAATTAGCACCTAATCCAGTTTGGGCTGTTAAGTTAGCAGGACAGAATAACTTTAGATGCTTACTAAGCAAAGCAGGCAATCGTAAACTTGCAGTAACTTACATGGCACGCGCTCACACAGTTAACTTTGCAGGTAACAACACAGCCATCACAATGAATCTTAAAACGCTTTCCGTAGCTGCCGAAGCATACACAGCAACGGAAATTGCAAGTGCCTATACTGTTGGCCTAGATTTATACACAACTATCAAAGACGTTTCTGTTGTGCTTACAAGCCCAGCGAATAACTTTGTAGATAACGTTTACAACTTGCTTGCATTTATTGACAACGTACAGACAAACAGCTTTAACTTGTTAAGTGTTACGCCTACTAAAGTGCCGCAAACTACACCGGGTATTGATTTAATTGAAGACGACATTGAAAAAACTTGCGCTCAATTTGTACGAGCTGGCGTATTTGCCCCAGGAACTTGGACGCTTACTGATTTCTTTGGCGACCGCACACAGTTCCTAGATTCAATTCTAGCTACAGGCTTCTACGTGTTGGCTGGCGATTTAGCAGACCAAACCACAGCAGCACGTCAAGCGCGTAAGTCTCCAGTGATTCAAGTCGCTATTAAGGACGCCGGAGCTGTACACAAAGAATCGATAATTATTTTTAATAACAAATAAGGGTTAAAAAATGGCAGACATTAGCTATTCAAACGCACAATCAACGTTGACCCTGAACGGGTATACATTCCAAAATTTAGCGCAAGGTGAATCATTAAACCTTACGCCAGTGAACCCTCAAACTTCGCGCACAAACTCAGCTAATAATGGCGTTTCTGTGTCAGGTCGTATTGATGGCGGGGTGCATGACTTGACTGTGATGGTGCAAAAACGCTCGCCTGACGACAAGTTTTTAAACGATAAGCGCAACAGTTCCGCGCCTGTTATTTTTAATGGCTCAATGAAAGAGGCTTACAAAGAAGACGGCGTATCTAAAAAAGCAACGACTACTTTAACAAGTGGATCCATAACAACTCAGCCGGGCAATGTGAGCAACAACACAGAGCCGGATAATATGCGGACGTATGTTATACAATTCCGTGACGCTGTAGAATTATTCTAAAGGATATTTATGAGCAATAAAGCAAAGGCAGCGCAAGCAGCAATAGACGGCCAAAAAGCAATCAAAGCAATCTATGAAAAAGGTTACTTTGATATCGGCAATCGTAAATATGAATTTTCTAAAATGCCATTTAAGAAAGCCAAGAAAATATTTGCATACTTAACAGCTATTGCAACACAGATCGAAGCGGGTCAATTGGGTTTTATTGATTCTGATAAATTTGAAAATGATATCGAGCCTTTATTGTTTCAATTTATGCTGGTGGATGGGTTCAAATTAGAAACTATTGATGATCACTTTGATGATTATCCTGGTGATTACATAGAGTTTGTAACAATGTCTATACAAGGCTTTGCTGCGCCTTTTATACCCGAGGTCCGTACCGCCTCAGCTTCCGCAGCAAAAGAAAGCCAACCAACTACATTAAAGAAACAAATGTAATTGATGATCACTTTGTCCTGATGAGTTTAGTTAAATCAGGATTCGGTGATTGGGCAGCGGTAAACGAGTTAAGCGCTGATGAAGTATTTGACATGATTGAATTTGAAGAAATCAGCGCTGACATTGAAAACCACAAAATAGAGGAGTCACGCAATGAGCGCAATTAACGAACTTGTAACGAGATTCTCATTTGTTGGATCATTAAATCCCCAAGAAAACTTTAACCAAAATCTAGGCTCTTCAATTAAATTATTGGCCGGTGTCAGCACTGCAATTGTTGGGGCTGCTGCTGGCTTTGCTGCTTGGACAATTAGCGTCACAGAAGCCATTGACCCAATGGTGCAGCTATCAAGAGAAACCGGCACATCTATTGCTGCAATTCAGGAGTTAGGTTTTGCGGCATCACAGAACGGCTCAGATTTAAACGCGGTACAATCATCTATTAGAGAGCTAACGAAACGAGCTGGTGAATTTGCGAGAACAGGTGGCGGCCAAGCGTCAGAGGCATTTTTACAAATGGGCCTTTCTGTACGCGATGCAAACGGCAATATGAAAACCGCTGATGTAATAATGAATGATTTAAGCGGCACAATGCAGGGATTTAATAAGGGCGAGCAAGCCGATATATTAGACAAACTCGGCATAGACCCGTCGATGATCCAACTACTTAACGAATCATCTTCTGAGATGAAATCTCTTAGAGAGGAGGCAAGGTCTTTTAGGTGTCATCACTAAAGAACAAGCAGACGCAGCGGCAAGTTTAAACGATGCTAATACTACTCTTAAATTCGGCCTAACTGGGCTTAAAAACTCTATTGCTGTTGGCCTTGCTCCGACAATACAAGGCATTATTGAAAAGTTTATTGGATTTTTAAAAGCTAATAAAGATTTAATTGTAGACGGAGTTACTAAACTAGCTGACGGAATAATTGAATTATCTGGATTTATTAAAAGAATGGCGCCTGTTGTTGCCGGTGCTACTGTGGCATTTATTGCATTTAAAGTAGCGACCATGGGGCTTACTGTGGCTTTAGGGTTCTTAAAAAAGACAGCTATTATTGCTATTATTGTTGGTATTGTGTTGGCGGTGGATGATTTGATTGTTGCTTTCAAAGGCGGAAACTCAGTGATAGCTAAATTTGTCAAGCAGTTTACAGGGTTTGATATTGGCGAGGGCATGCGCAATGCTGTTGATGCTGTGAAGAATTTCGCGTCCGCATCAATAGAGGAATTTAAATCTCTTTATGCGTTTATCACTGACTTTAGCTTTGATGGGATTTGGGATGGATTGCTTGAGAGTTTTATGGCAGCATTTAAAACAATAAAAGACACTTTTAGCGGATGGATTGATTCAGCAACGTTTGGATTATTCTCAGATGATGATAAGCCTGCAGGATTTCAGGGCGGAAACAGTGGTGCAATAGATAAGGGTGTCACAAATAACTCATCGTCTAACTCTAGCGTCAACCAGAATAACAATATCAATGTTTATTCATCAGACCCACAAGCAGCAGGGCGTGCAGTAGCAGACCAGCAGTCTAACAGCATGAGAGAAACTAGACGGTATTATGCCGACAGGTATTCAGTATGAGCTTTTTTGAAGACACAAGAAATTCAATACAAGACGCTAGAAAGTCTCTTGATAATACTAAAAAAGAAGAAGTTGGCATTGGCAAATATACTTTGTTTGCAAAGATAGACGAGTCAACAAAATATTCCAGTGTTGTACCTGTTGAAGTATTAGAGGATGGCACTAGCGCAACTGATGACATTTTAAACAACCCGACCTCTATTAGCATGTCGGGAGTGGTGGGTGATTTAATTGTTGAAGTACCAAGCCCCCCAACGTTAATAAATAAAGATTTTTCTGCTGTTGGTGAGATAACCGCTTTATTGCCTGCGAGAAGTCAGCAGCAAATACAACGAGCGTCACAAATAGACAGTCAGCTTCGTGATGCTACATTGTTAGCTCAACGAGTGGAGAGAATAGCTGGAAACGCTTACGATTTATTTAATAATTCAGCGTCTACAGTTAAAAAGCCAACAAGAAAAATTTGTTGAATACATGGAGCAGGTTCACACAAACAGAAAGCCGGTTAAAATATCTACAAAATACAAAGAATATAACGACATGGCATTAGCTGAATTAACTATAAGCAGCGACAACCAAACAAATGATTTAAAATTTACGGCGAGTTTTGTAGAAGTTAAATATTTAAAGCTGGTTTATGCTACAGTTTCAAAAGATTACGCAACACCATCAAATGCGGTGCAAGGTAAAACGCAAGATGAATCTGACAAAGGCGGGCAAAATCCAGAAGAAAACGAAGAGAAAGAGTCTTCTGTTATATTCTCCTTGTCTAATTAGCGAGCGATTAAATGAATATTGTAAATAACATAACATCAGAATTTATACAAAATCACACGCTAGAATTTAGTCGCGGGTTAATTGATTTAACGCTTATCTATGAGCAGTCTGTGCAGATGTGGAAGATGAACGTGCTGTATACGCGCGTAGACGAAACAACGCCACAGCCATACATCTACGGAGTAAAGATGGCATTGTCTACGGTGCATTTCATGCATCGTAACTGGCCGTTTGATTTTGAGGTTGTAGATACTACTAATAACGGTGTTGACCCATTTCGCGCAGATGACTTTGAAAGCGGTAGATGTGAGCTGTATTTTATAACCCCGACTGAAATGATAAAAATAAGAGGCGTAGATGTCGAATAGATTTACACGCGATTTTAGGCTAACTATAGGTCTGGGCACAAGTAGAGTTATTATTGTGCCACCTTTTAACGTGTCATTTTCAGCGACAGAAAGCAGCCTAAACAAAGCGCTTAATAAAATTAAATGTAACTATTCCCGGCTTGCAAAAATCAACACGTCAAAAATTAATTAAATACGAGCTAGACAGAGAAAAATACTTTCCTATTCAGCTTGAGGTCGGGTACCAGGGCAAATTGTACCGGGCATTTAAAGGTTCAATCAGAACAGGTGAACTGTCGCGGTCAGGTGCCACTTTCTCTAATGCGCTTGAATGCTTTGATG